TACTACGTCCTGCCCAATCACACCTGTATTCCTGCAGTGTTTGTGACTGGCAAAGACATGGTGCCTTCCTCCTGGAAAGTTGTTGGTATCGAATGCACAATCAATGACGTCCCAGACGACATTGCAGACCTGGGCGGCATATCCGGCCTGGTGCAACTCGAGAGGTGGCTTGTCCGCTTCACCAACTACGGCACCAAAGACGGAACTGTGATGCCGATCTCGGTGCTGGACATCCGGCGCCGCCTGGCTCGCACATTCCCGCGGGATCAGGTCATGTACCTGCCCCGCACTGAGGCCACCTTTGAGGCCTTGACGGCCCGCATCAGCGGCGCCGTTCTGAACCCCCCGATCCCCTAAGGAGTCCCCCACCATGGCTGACTATGCCATCGGGCTGTCGTTCCATAAGGCTCACCGGACCCTCGTCCGCGCCGTGGACCTCACCCCTCCCTGCCGCTACTTCGCCACCCGTGGTAGCGACGGTTACATCACTCTGCCCACCCTCGACGCTGGCTCCCAGTACGTTGAGATCCAGGGCATCACTCAGTCCAACTTCCAGATCCAGGACAACGAGCAAGGCTTCCGCCTCCTCGGTGACGACGGCTGGGGCGACGGTGTCATCACCGGCTCCCGCGTCCAGGCGAGCAACAGCGGCTTCTTCCTCAAGAGCGCCGAGATCCCTTCCGGCAAAACCTGCCCGCAGTTCCGCGGCGACTACGAGAAAGGCTTCGCCCTGATCGAGAAGTGCCGCTACAACAAGGACTACGAGATCTACATCGAGTTTCTCAAAGAGCTCGGCCCAATCAACGGTTCTTCCGGTGATTGGATCTACGACTACACAGGCTTCAACTGTGTAATCATGAACTACAACGAGTCCAAGTCGGCCGAAGGTCTGACTCAAATCTCGTTCGACACCATGTCCCGCGGTAGGGCCGTCTTCGGCCGCTACAACGCCGGCAGCACCGCCCTGAAGTTCGGCGGTGTCCAGGGTGGTCTGCTGTCCACCGCCCCCACCACCGGCACCCGCCGCTACGCCGTCACGCCGGCCGACAACGCCAGCGCTGCCGTGGTGACAGCGAACCTGACCGTCACCTACACCAGCGACGGCACTGCTCCCCTCACCCAGCTGGCCCTGGGCCAAACGGACGGTTCCGGCTTCCGCCTCGAGCTCGCCTCGTCCGGCGTGGTCGTCCCCGCAGCCGTCAGCCTGACCGGTGGCGTGGTCACCATCGACCCGATCACCGACCTCGGTGCTGCCACCATCTACCGCCTGCGTGTCACCGACGGCGCCATCACCCAGGCTGTCGACGGCACCGGCACCGCTTCCGCCTCCGGCGTCAAGCGCCCCCTCGCCGGCTTCGTCACCACCTTCCGCACCGCCTGATCTTCGTCAGACTGGTTCGAGCCAACCAAGGGGGCCTTCCAGGCCCCTTTTTTCTTGCCAATGACTCAACACGACATCCTTATAGATCCCGCGCACTCTGTTTATGCAGTCAACTGCAAAGTAGAGGGCTCCACCCTTCACTGCGGAGCCCTCTACGTTGAACCCCTCAACCCCTTCCAGCTTATACGCCTTTCGCATAACGGCGTTAATCTGGATGTGCAACTGCCCGACGAGGCGCTCAACCAGCCCGCACCCACCCGAGCCTGGTCCATCGCCCTCCCGATAACCCATGAGTAAGTACGCCAGCGTCCTCTTCGATACCGACGAGTACCACAGAATCGGCCCATTCAGGTTCCCGATCTACCACGCTCTACTGCCAGGCGAAGCCAAAGGTATCGAGAAGCTGGCCCGCGCTCAAACTAAGTCGACCTACCGCACCATCAAGCTCGCCCAGCGCATCGCCAAGGACAAGAACCTGGCTGACACCGAGACCGTCGAAGAAGACGGCACCGTCACCAAGCTGAGCGCCACCCAGCAGGCCCTAGACCTTCTGAGCGACACCGACTCCCGCCAGGACAATCAGATCCTGCTGGACTACGCCAGCGACCTCGAGGAGATCCAGAACGAGGCCCCCGGCTCCACCGAACAGCAGAGCGCCTTCGCCACCCTCCTGCTCCAGTTCCGCGGCGAGACTAAGCTCCCCGGCTCCAAGGAATGGGTGAAGCTGCCCGACTGGTCCGACGCCGACACCGACCAGACCCCCCTCAACCTCGTGGGGGAGATCTTCCAGCTGGTCCTCTGGGAGCGTGACGGCTGGCCGACCCCGGAGGGAAACGACACGGAGCCCCCCGAGAGCGACCCGCCCCAGAAGAAGTCCTGAAGGACTGCGAGGACTTCCTCAACAGCCCCGACCCCGACTGGGAGAGCGTCTACTTCCGCATCAGACTCTCTCCCCTCGGCCCCGACTACCCCCCAGACCGGTTCCTGCGCACCCCGATCTACGTGCTGCGGGACATCCTCAGGCGCCTGGACGACGACGACCAATCCCGCGCCAACGTCAGCTCCGTGACCGCCGCCCGCCTGGCCACCCTGGTCCACGAGGTCGCCCTCGCCCACTTCGGCGACAAGACCAACAAGAGTCGCCAACCCAAAGAGTTCCTCCCCGTCCCCGACTACACCCCCGAGGGCGAAAAAGCTCAGAAAATAGGCGCAGATGAACCCACAAAATTAGTGCTTGCTGATCTAGCCAAGAAACACGAGATACCGATACACGTATTTACCGCGCTGATGCGCCCCCCGGACGAATCCGGGTAAAATGACACAAAGTACAGAGCCCAGGTCGTGACTGAATACTTCCTCAAGGTCACAGCCAATACTGCAGACGCTCAGCAGAAGCTCGACCAAGTCGATAAAGCGGCCGATACAGCAACGCGCCCACGAAAGCTAGACATTGATCTAAGCGGAGTCAATACAGCAGTCAAAAACCTGAACACAGGTGTCCACGAGGCTGCCAACAATATCAAGTCGCTCTATGGCGTCGCCAAGATGCTGCCAGGCATCGGTGACCCACTGCGGGACATCGACACTCTGATCAACGGGATCAAGAAGGCTCCGCAGGCCACCATGGCCCTGAAGGAAGCCTCCGGGGCCGGCCACATCCTGGCCAGCAGCATGGACACGGCCAAGAAAGCGTCGGTCTCGTTGGTGGACCAGCTGGCCCGTGTGGGTTTCGCCCTGTTCGCGGTCAAGCAGACCGTGGGCGTCCTGCAGCAGGCCTACACCGGCTTCTTCGATAACACAATCGGCCGGGAGATTCAGCTTCGCGAGACGATGCTGAAGACCCAGACCACCCTGGCCAGCACCAACCGGGTCTTCAAGGACGGCAAGGAAATCACCGACCCGTACCAGAAGATCGTCTCCCTGACGGGCGAAATCGAGAAGCGCATCGCCAGCATCCGAGACCGGACCATCGAGCTCGCGGGCGTCACCTCCAACGACGTCATCGAGGTCTTCGGCATCGTTGCTTCGCAAATTGGCCAGGTTGGTGGAGGCCTGAAGGACGCCGAGGACATGGCCGTCGGCCTGGCCGCTGCCCTTGGCACCTTCGGCCTCCCCCTGGAACAGGCCCGCCAGGAGATCGGCTCGATGCTCCGGGGTGACATCAACATGGACTCCTACCTAGCGCACGCGCTGGGGATCACCAACAAGGACATCACAGACGCCCGTAGCAAGGCAGGCGGCGTCATCAAGTTCGTCAACGACAAGCTCGCCGCCGCGGTCGCCGGCCAGAAAATCGCCGCCGAAGGCTTCCGGGGCGTGATGTCCAACATTATGGACCTCTGGGAACTCCTCAATCAACGTTTCGGCGCCGGCCTACTCGATCCCCTGCTCAACGGCCTGAGCAGCACTTTCGAGTTCCTCTTCAAGATCCGCGAGCAAGTCTTCGCCATCGCCGAAGGCGCCGGCCGCGCTACCGGACGCCTGGCCGCCGTCACCCTCGGACGCATCGGCGAAGGCTCCAAAACCGCCAAGGCCATCGGCGGCCCCGACGTCGCCCCAGCCCTGGACAAAGCCAAGACCGCCCTGAGCGACGCCTTCGGCTTCATTCAATCTGCCATCAACCGGGTGATGGCCCCCCTCACCCAGATCTTCGACGGCATCAGCCAGAGCATCGCCACCGTCGGCAAGGGCCTCTTCGACCTGGCCAAAGCCTTCGTCTCCCTCCAAGTCGGCAACATCAAGGTCATCTTGACCACAATTCAAACCCTTATACCCGTTGTCACAAGTCTCGCTAGCGCTTTCTCTGTAGTCCTTAGCACCTACGGGGAGCTACTCAAGCTCCCATTAGTCCAGTACCTGACACAGCTCAACGTTCAGTTCGGATTCCTCCGCCAGACAGGCCTAAACACAATCACAACGATTGTTTCAGTGGGCGTTCTCTTAGTTCAAACTTGGAAACCGATCATCCTACTACTT